ACGCACGCCTAAAAAACGCATATCAACAAGGCAAGGAAATAGTTCACACTCTAATTCAAAAATAGATTGTATATCCTGATGTTGTATTTCTTTTTTCATTTCTTGCCACAAGGCAAGAGTTAGTGTTGCGTCTTGTTCAGCATACTCACCAACATACATAGCCGGTAGTTTATACATCTCAGACTTAGCATCTACACCCCAAACATCAGCAGTTTCCTTCAATACAGCCTCGTTTTTACCTTTTCCGACGTAATCCCGACCCATAGAGCCTAAATCGTATCGAAAGCGATTCTCGTCCACGAGAGAGCCAGCAATCATGGTATCTACGATATGTCCTTCTATTTTAAGGCCAGCAGCCCTGATAAAACATACATCGTACATAGCATTATGAAATATCTTTAAAGCTGGTGTTTTTAATACACTTTGAAACCAACTCATTACTTTTTTCTTATCCATATTACCACCACCTTCGTGTGCAATAGGATAATAGCCAGACCAATCTTTTACAGCTACAGCTACACCTACAATCTCACCTCTGCCTGTAACAGAACCTGAACCCATGGTTTTAAGATTTGGATCTTTTGTTTCTAAGTCAATTGAAATTTCATCGTGATCAGATAAATCAGGAAAATCTTGCGGTGGTATCCACTCGGTCTGTGGAGCAAATAAAGGTTTCTGTATCATTTGTAATCCCTTTCAATAATCATTTCTATAAAGTGTATTGCTTTCAATAAATCTTGTTTCTTTCCCTTGTCACGATGTCTTATAATATATTTTATAGCACAGCCTTCCGGGTATAGCAATTCATTCTCTACTACAAACTTGCTCGGTTGAATTTTATATTTTTGATAGTGGCTCCCGCCATGTTGCTTGTTCCATACTTTACTCATAGTCCTCCATTGGAAAAGATTTGTCATAATCTTTTGGTCTGATGATGTGTAAATTTTCTTTTGTTCGTGTTGCACCAACATAAAATAATCTTGTCTCATCATCTGGTTGTTTTAAATATGATCTATTAGTGTTTGTAGTTAGATCAGTTAATAATACTACGTTGTCTTCTTCACCACCTTTTACGCTGTGTATTGTAGATAGTTTTATTCTTGGTTTATCATTTAAGTTCTCACCATTTCTACGCATACTACGTATGTAACTTTTTCTTCTAAAGTCTAAGTTATCAAATGCTTCATACCATACTGCATCTGTTTTAATTCCTGTGTCTGCTAAATTATAAAAACTTTCTTTGGCCATACCTTTTAAAAAATTTTTATCTGCATGCGCAGGTGA